TGATAAAGTTTTCATCATATCTCTTTACCTCACGGGAAAGAGTTTCCATAGGATACATTCTTCCATTACGGTTGCAAATATTCCCCTGAAGGAAAACACCTTCGATGTACATCTTTTTAGATGCACCTTTACCTTCGGTGATAAACTTTACCTGTTGTACTTCTTCTGTGATGAGTTTCATTTTTCTAGTTCGTAAATCCTACTTTTGTTCCTCTAACTAAAGCACTATTAGCAAAAACACAATGACTTGCTGTTTTTACTAAATGTTCAACAGTATTTGGAGGAATAGTCATTGATCCAACTCCAGTTCCACCTTGTGTCTCAACTACTGTTACAATATGAGAACTAGAATCTGTATTTACAAGACGAACAACAGTTGCTGAGCTAAAACTAGTTGCAGTTCCAGTTGTTGTTGGCAGATTAATTTCATCTGCTAAAATCTTTGTTGTCATGCTTTTTCCTGATCTATTTCTTCTGCACTGAATAAAGAACCAGCAACTTCTGGACGAAGTGCTTCAATTTTTTCTGCAGCTTTTGTAAAAAGTACATTTTTAATTTGTGCTGAGATATCTGATGGAGAAGTATCAGATACTATCATGTTAATGAATTCTTCCATTTTTTTAATATAGTGATGTTATTATTTATATTTTAGATCTTCCCAACCTTTGGTTCTGGTAAAACTCCTGCTTCCATTGGATCCCCATCTGGTGCCTGCGGTTCAATTGGAACTTGTCCTAATTGTCCGTTTATTTGAGTTTCATCTGTGGGTTGTTGTGGTAATGGCTCACCAGTAATTGGATCAATTTGAGATGGATCTGGAATAATTCCTTTTTTAATTTCATCTTCAATTTGCTCATCAATTTCAATAATTTCGGTATCAGTCTGACGAAGAATTTTTCTTCTTACATATTCTGTTGAATAATATTTACCAATGTAAGGTTCTATTGTTGCAAGAATACCAAGTCTATTTTGCAAAAGTTCTGCTTCTTTAAGTTCTGCAAATTGGTTATCATATAAGAAATCATATTGAATATGATCACTAATTTTTTCCCAATCTTCTGCTGCAATGATATTTTTGAGAATTAATTGCGTTTTTAGTAAGTCATTGAATAAATTTGAAAATCTTTTTCTGAGTCTCCCTACAAATTTAGCAAAATTCAATTCGTCTCTAAGAATTTCTGATGAGCGTCCCAGATTGAATCCATCTCCACCGCCAGGTAATCTTGATTCTGGAACTCCAAGTGATCTATAGAGTTTTTTCTGAAAATAATCAATATCAGTAATTTCTCCAAGATTTTGGCCACCAGGAAGAGTAGTGATTTCTGTGCCTCTACCACCTTCACGGCGAGGAAGCCAAAAATCTTCAAGCATAGACATCATTTTTTTATCATCACGAATCTCACCAGTATTTGCATCATAAACTAGTTTATTGCGATAACGCATCATCACATCTCTAAGATATTGTTCGGCCTTTACTTTGGGCAAATTGCCAACATCAATATAGAAAATTCTTCTTTCTGGTGCTCGTGATAAACGGTATATGACTAAAGAGTCTTCAATCATTCTCAATTGATTAAGTGATTTAATTGCTTTATGCAGGTAAGATAAAACTGTATTTTTATTTCTATCAATTAATCCTGATGTGCAATAAACAATTGAGTCCTTTGCAATTTTGATTGTATTTTTTGAATTGGAAAACCCAGAATATCCATATGAACCCTTAGAATCTTGAGAATATGAAAAATACTCTTCAATTTCAGGATAATTGATAAGTGTTCTTGAATCTTTAACTAAATTAACATTAGTGGGTTGAAGTTTATTAGGATTTTGTTTCTTTTCTTGTCTAATATGTTTAATTTTTAATGGGTCGATGTATCTTAATTCCTTTATACCTTCTGATGGATTTTTAACATCGATTACTTTTAGATAGTAAATTCTTCCATCAACATACCAATTCCTAAAAATTTCATGGCACTTTTTATCAAAATCTAAAATTTCTTTAAGATATTTAAACTCTTCTCTAATTGCAGATTTTAATCTATCACTAGCATTTAAATTTGAGAGTTCAATCTCTACAGGAGAGTCGTATAGATCACTAACGATTGCTTCATTTACAACATCTTCAATAGCTTTATCACACTCTGGGTGAAGTGCCATTTCACGATATCTTTTAATTAATTCAGATTCATTTTTATAGACACCTTCTATGTCAACATATTGCCCATAAAATCCAGATTGCAGATAGAAATCAACCCCGTCCTCGTTATTAGGAGGAACGGGGGAAACTATAGAACTGGATTTTTCTTCTGTATCGTCAATCGAAAAACCAAAAAGTTTCGCCATTTTATAACTTAAATTTGTCTATTATCCTATTATTTAGTTAATATCGTCTCCACCTGCTGCTGAAGCATTACCTCTGATAGCTTCCCACCAATGCACTTGCATTTCAACTGTAAATTCTTGAATACCTTCGGTATCATATGAAAGATTAATTGGAGCAATATTAGTTGGGAAAAGATCATAGAAGTGATATGCCCTTAGAGTCTCTCCACTACGATCTAACTGATAAACATATGCATCTGCTTGATAAGATGCGGGATCAGTTGAACCAGTGTTATCGGATACTCTATTAATTGAATTCATCCACTTTTCAAAAGCAGAACGAATAGCAAAGTCAGTATCGTTAATAATAGTGATTGTCCAGCTATCAAATGTTCTGTCACCTGCAACATGAAGAACACGACCTCTAAATGGAACAGTAACATCAGAAATATTTGAAGCAGGTAAGTTTGCTGCCTTGACTAAAAATCTTGATTTGTCAAGAACCTCTGAAGTCGCTGGAGCAATGTCTGGGAATGCAAGCACAACTTCAAATAAGTTACTTCTAGCACCACCACCAGATAATTTACTTTTGAAATCAGTAATCTTTCTCAGTGGGGGTGGATTTAATTGAGTTCTGGTAGACATAGTTTTAAAACCTCTAAGTTAATTAAACAGTACCGATTACTTCTTCAAAAGCAACACCAGTTCTTGTAGCGACAAAGGTTAGACCAATGAAGTTAATTGAACGAGCTGGTTTAATAAAGATGTCAGCGACAAATTCATTAGCATCAATGACAGATGCTGTGTTATTTGTCTCATCACAAATAACAACATAATCAAAGATGCCTCTTTTTGCCTGTACGTCACGTAAGAATGGTTCAACGATATTTACAAAGTTGGTTCTTGTAATCTCATCATTAAACTCAAATAGTTGATCTCTAGCAGCTGCTGAGATTGCATCCTCTAGATAGAGGAATAGTCTGCGAACATTGATTCTATCAAATGCAGAGGATCTAGACAGAGCAGTTTTATCACCAAATAGAATGATTCCAGAACCAGGTGAGAAGATTACTGGATTAACTCTTGCAGAATAAAGACGATCTCTTTGTGCTTTTGATGGATTATATGCAAGTTTAATTGCATTTAAGATTGTTCCTCTTGCAGTTCCAGCAGGTGAGAACCAAGGGAAGTTATTAATATCATTGCGAGCACATAAACCTGCCATATCACCGTTTAGAGGGACATATCTAAAAGTATTATTAAATCTATCAAACATGTACTTGTAACCACTATCAAATACCGCATATGATGAAGAGGTTAATGGAGCGTAGAAACTAAGTACGTTATCAGTGATTGTTGAAGTGGAATTTACAGTGGCATTTCCTACCGCAGTTTCCGTAATAAACGCACCTCTGTATGGTGAAATGAATGCAATAGCATCTTTTCTTATTTCAGCCACTGCAATTAGTTTAGCAGCTAACGCTTGTGCTTGTTCTTTACCATATCCTGCTGAACCCATTAATAAGAAGTCAATATCATATTCTTCAGTATTTTCAAATAATTCATATCCACCAGCGATGTCTGAAATTGACGAATTAAGAGCACCAGCAGTTGTGATTCCGCTACTATAATCATAATTAAATCCCCTTTCAAGAGTTAGTAAATTATTACCAGTTGCTGAAAAAATTATTCCTTGAGCCTCTTGATCCCAGTCATCATCTGCTTGAAGTGTAAAGTCACTACTAAACCCAGTTGTTACAATTCCAGCTGGTTGTGATCCACCAAAGATATATGCTGAGTTATCTGCTAAAAATCTCCTCCAGTATGAGGGAGAACCTACAGAAAATTCTGCATCAGATGCCTTTGAAAGTGAAAGATACTTTTCAAGAATTGTCCCAACAGTACCAGTAATTTCTCCAGTGCCATCAAGCACGACAACATGAATTTCATCATTTCTTGAATTTCTTGTTTCTGCGTATGTGCTTGTACCAGGTCTATTTGCAATTGAGTTCCAAGAAAGTGTTACAGTTGCAATACCAGCAGAAGAAATTACAATATTTTGACTATCGAACCAATCTACCCTTCCGCTATAAGTAGATACTGCGTATGAAACATTTGAACCATTCGTATGGAAACCAACTGATCCAGATGAATTAAAAGCATAAACACCATTTGGAGTATAATCTACTGGTGTTACAACTGACGCAGGTGAAACTTTACTTTGAATTTTAACCTCTACAGTGCTTTGTCCAATCCCAGTAACAACTCCTCTCAATGTGAAACCAGTCAGTAAAGAAGTTGTTCCTGCCCCAATATCGACTTTTCCTGAAAGAGACTGAGTAACTCCATATCCAACAGATAAACCTGCTGTACTGATTCCAGTCAGAACTTGATCTGCTTTAGAATCAATAAGTGCAATTTTTAATCCATTTCCCCATGAACCAGGATTTTTAGCAACGACTGTAACATTGGGAATAATATTATCATCGTATTGCTTATTAGTATAATCATCGAGACTGTTGATTGTTATGCTAGATGCTGCTCCAGCTAGAGCATTTGTTAATGAGGGTCCTGCTGCTCTCACCACTCTTAAATTGCCACCATACGCCAAATATGATGAAGCAGTTAGCCACTGCTCATAATGCTTATCAATTGTATATGGTTTTCCAAAAATATTTAAAAGTTCCTGTTCATTTGTAACAATCGTTGGTAAATTAACAGGGCCTTTAGCAAAGGTTGCAACGATTGCACCAGTTTTATCTGTAGTTGGATCAATCCTTCCATTAGTAAGATCAACTTCTCTTACTACAATTCCAGGAGATGCTAAATTTATAGGCATCTTTGTTCTCCGTTATCCAGAATTATTCTAGAAATATTTATTAAAAAGGGTATTTTCAATGGGGAATCCATGCATGAGTCTAATTACCAATCTGGATATTCCCAACTCACTATTTTTTTACATTTACTTTTATTTTGTGAAGTTCTTTTAATAGTGCATTTTTTACATTCATATGAATATGCCGATGGAAATGATCCTCTATCTTTGCGAGTTAAATAAAAATCTTCCAGCAAATTTTTAACTTTTCCACAAACTCTACATCTTCTATCATAAAATAATAAATGTTCTAATTCTATCTCTTTATCTAAATCCATTAGAGATAGTCCCACATATAAGATCTATCACCATACTCATCAATATTCCATATTTCTAAAGTTTCTTGTCTATTCGATTTGTTTGCAATCATCCAACGATCACCAGTATTCTTATCAATAATACTTTCCATATCGTCCAACCCATCCGATAGAAATCCAAATGGTGACATATCTTGTTCTATTTGATTTTTTTGCTCTTCGTATATTCTTTTTCTTATATCATTATCAGTCATTTCTTTAAAATAATCTTGAGCAACAATCCAAGCAAAAATAACCAAACACATCGCTAGGTCATCGTTACATCCCTCTTCTGCTTCAAAAGATCTATTTTTTTGTATGAATGTTGTTAATTCTGAAATAATATCATAATCATAAATTATTAGTTTATCATCTTCAATAAGAGTTTTTAAATTAGAACATCCTAATTTTTTCACGGATGCTGTCATTCTAACTCCTAATTGAGATTTTTTCCCACTAAATCCAGATCCAACGATTTGTCCTGCTCTTCCTCTCATGGAGCACATTAAAATGTTGTCATACTCTAAATCAAAATGAAGAATATTTGCTACCTGATCTCCAATGTCATTAACTTCAATTAAAACCCAAGAATCATTATAACCCTTTGCCACTTCATGTATTATGCTTGGAAATAACATTGGTTTAATTTCATTATTTTTATACTTACCAATGATTCTATATGGGAATTGTGTAATGTCAAAAATTACGAAAGCGGAATAATCATTACCAATTCCACGTGCTACATCAACAGTTATCAAGTAGTTGTGTTCCTCCATTGGTTCTTCATAGATATCAAGACCTTTATTTCTCTTTATCGGATCATTATATACTAGTGTCTTTAACTTACTTGGATTAACTAGAGTATCAACAGATCCTAAGAATTCACATTCAAACTCAACTTTGAATTGTTGCTCTGATGTATTGGCGATTGTTTGTTCTTTCCATTTGGAGTCTCTACCAGGAACCTCCGACCAATGTACGTCAGTTGGAACATATTCATTTCTACCACGCTCAGAGTCATGCCACATACGATAAAAATGATTCATACCACGTGGAGTGGATACAACAATTACTTTTGTGCTTTGTCCAGAAGAAATAGTAGGATAAACAGAAGCAAAGAAGTCATCAGCAATGTGATTTGGAATAAAAGCAAACTCATCAAGAAATATGATATTATAAGATCCTCCTCTAACAGCAGATGAAGAAGTAGAGTTAGCTGAAATCTTGGATCCGTTTTCTAATTCTAAAGATCCTTTATTCCATGATATAATGCCTTGTTGCATCCATTTTGGTAAGTTCTCATATGCAAGTTGTAACCTTTGAAGAAGATCTCTTGCCGTAGATGCTTTGTTTGCTAGAATAGCTATATTAACATTATCATTAAAAACTGCATAATGTAGTAAATATGAAACAACAGTTGTTGATTTACCTGTTTGACGAGGCATCTTACAAATGTTAAATCTATTTTTATGAAAGTTATCGATTAATTTTTCTTGAAACGGATATAGTTTAAATGGGACTAAACCATGATCTAGAGAAACAATCTTAATGTAATTTTTAGCAAAATAAACTGGATTCTCCTTACATCTTAAGAACTCAATAATTTGTTCTTGTGTAAATTCAATTGCAGTATTTGCTTTTTTTAAATTTGGATTACCAAGATATACATTATCAGTCATAAAAAAATTTAATTACAATTCCAACGACGTAGAGCTTTATTGATTCTTGAATCTGGGTCTCTTGCAGTTTTTGCAGAGGTTAGTTTTGCTTTCATACCTTTCATACGACGGCAAAAGGACTTGCGACGATCAGCCCTTTTGCCAGTAGGCTTTTTTTCGGTTACTGCAGTTTGAAGTTTTGAACCTGGATTTTCACGACGATAAGCATCCACTGTTGATTGACTTAATCCATCAACTCCATCTTTACGATTTTTTTCTTGCCAATCTTCTAGTAATTTTGAAATATGTAGTTCAGATCTCCAATTAGAGAATCCTTCTTTCTTTACACAGTTTGGATATCTTTTTCCAAACATTGTCTTCATTCCTTTTTTCTTATAACCAGGCCAGCACTTCTCATCAATTACCTCAATTTCCTCCCTTATTCCAGCAGCTTGTTTTGCCTGTCTAAGTTGCTGCATATTTCCACCAGTTGCTAGTGGAAGATTAGCAGAGTTAGTTGCATTATCGAGTGCTTTTTTTACTGATTTACCAGCAACTGCATTGGCAATCGCTGGAGCTGCAAGAAGGGCAGCACCTGCAGCAAGAGGAATAATAGGCAGTTCACTAAGTTGTTCACCTTCTGGTTCGTAAGAGTTGTATTGCATTTTATCAACTGCCCTTGCAAATGGATCACCTGCTCCAGAAATACGACTCTGCCTTGCATAGTTTACTAAAGGATTTCCTCCACCAGATGGCTTCCCATTTAACGGGATTTCACCCTTATTCTTGAGGTTGGTTCTTATCTTTTGTATCAAACCACCAAGAAATTCATCAAGTTGTTCGCCATTAGATTCGCTTGGTTTCAGTGGTTCTGGTTTAATAATATTTACTGTCTCAATCTCAGTCGGAAAGAAATCATCTCTCCAATTAGAAAGCACATATGCCTCACTCTTGTTACCCCAGTTAGCAGCACCTACCTTACGACACTTTACCAGTGCTCCAGAGGCATATGCAGAGGGCCAGACGCTATATCTCGACTTGACCTTATGGTAGCAAGCGTCTTTTGTGCCACTACCCTTACCCTTTCTGTCTGATTCTTCGTTCATTTCTCCACTGTCAACGTAATCTGCTGCTGTATCTATGTAGTCAGCGGCTTTTGTGATCTTTGATTGCACCCATGCTTCTACGTTTCCTTCACCTTTTGCCATTTTTTTTCTCAGTCTCTTGGCAGCACCAATTATTGTAGATAGTTCTGAACGAGCCATAGAATACTCGTGATCTCTTGTATTTGACACTGTTGGGCACTCCTCATTTCCGTGACATGGGCAGTATGTGCCCTTTTTAGTGTGATTGCAAAGTTTTTTCTCAATCAGTCCTACTAAATCAGTTTCCTCTTTACGTGTTTTTCTTTTCCGTCTTTTTTTACTTGGTGAATCAGTTGAAACATAAGTTGGTTTTGCAGCACCAGTTTTTGCCTGTTGTCCAGGATCTGCTGCTTTCTTTCTTCTTGCAGCAGATAACCTTTCTGCTTTCGTCATGCTTGCTCTTTTTGCAGAAGAGACACACTTGGGAGTTCCTTCTCCTGGTTCATCACTTGCACAAGTTCCACCTGTTACAACATTAACCCAACCACCTTTACCATCCTTTGATTTCGACTTGCCAAACCAGTCACGGAGACCTTCTTCAGATATACTAGAACCATTTCCATTTCCATTAGAACCATTGCCTTCAGAATCATCTTCCTTATCAAGCATACCATCACGACCTATCACATATCCAACAGGAATTGGTTTACACTTTTTATCTGTATAGCAATAATAGTTTCCTGGTTCACACTTATTCCTCTTTTTTTCCTCGTTCATTTCTTCTGTTTTTCTTTTCATTGAGTTAATAAATTTTCTAAAAATAGCAGCTTCAGAAGTCTTTCCCATCACTCTTGCTCTTTGTTCCATCGCAATTGCTGCTTGAATTTTGTGAGCATGAGATCTTCCAGAATTTTTTATTTTAGAAACACTTTCTTTTGCGGTTGCAACATCCTTAAATCCCAATCCGTGAATTGTTCCTTTTGGATCTTCATCTGTATAGAGATCAGAGTGTTTATCAGACTTATCTGGTTGTCCTGGTTTCTTTGGAATACGAGGATTATTCATTTCATTGAAAGGTGACTTTGATTTTGTGTCTTCACCCTTTGCTCTTTTTTTACGAGCAGCACAATGAGCTTTCTGAGAAAATCCACTAGGATTATCGCAGTTTATTGATCTTTTATATTTGTCAGACCAACTCATTGAAAAAAGATATTACTCTTTATTATTTAGAAAACCTTGTTTAAGTATCTTTGACAAATCAGCTGTAGATCCAACAAATAGTGCATTATTATTAGTGACATTTGCTGTTTTTACACTATCTTCCTCTACCTCTTTTAATTTTTTTTGGAGATCAATCAACTTATCAGTTGTATCAGCGACACTTTTAATTAACTGCCCTGCAACTTCATATGCCCTAGGACTTCCACCCTCACCAGCAAGTTCCATGATACCGTTAATTGCCTCCTGACCTTTTTCAATTAAAGAATATAAATTGGCACGAGTATATTCGTAATCTTTTTTAATATCATCTTTATTTCCATCAACAATTTTAACATTCGTTGATTGTTTTTCAACAATGCCAGAATCTGTATTGAAAGTTAAATCTAAATTTTCATATCCAGACATAATGATTTATGAGTCCCCACCCTGACCAATATTATATCTTCTAGAATCTGTAAAAAATTCAAAAGTTTCTGAAAATCCAAAATTGTCATCTGGACCAAGAAGTGCATCGTCAATTGATGATATAATGCCATCATTGTTAAGATCCTCAACAGCTTTTGGTACAACTGTATATCTCATTTCTCGTTTAGCTGAAATTTGATTTGTACCACTATATGTATCAACTTGAACTTTTCTAATTAGGCCATCTCCAGATTCAGAAATAGCACCAAACAGATAAGTTTTAGCTGTAAATGATAGTGTATAAATTAAAGCTCTTCTTGTGCTGAAATCTCCTTCATAATCATCTTGAAAAGAGACATTATTTAAAATTATTGGTATATCTCGTTTTTCTCCAATTGAATTTACTAAATCAATTGTCAAATTAAATGCTGGTTGAAAACATGGTAAAATTTGTTCAACAATTTGAAGTGCATCATCGTTTAACTTGCAATAAATTGATAGATCAAATCCAATATTATATGGAACTGGCATAAAAACTTTTTTTAATTTAGGCCCATCAGAGGCTTTAAATGTCTGAGTTATTCCCGCTTTTCTACTCGCATCATAACTTAGAGATACCATTTCAAACGACATTCTCGGCAAAGTTACCGCAATCTGTTTATTTAATTCTGACTGTTCAGATAATCTGGCAAAAAACTTTTGCTTAGGTCCATATGATATTGGTACTCTAAGTTCATCAACTATATTAGAATCATTTTTGTCATAATGCCTAATATAGATTTGATTGAATAGAGTTCCAAATCCTATAATAGTTTTTCTGATAATTTCGTGATAATGATACGATCCTAACATTAATAACCTCCAAATGGATTTGATTCCGAAAAGTCTATGATTTGATCCGCTTCAAATTCAATTTCATCATTTTGCTCAAAGTCATCTAAGTTTCTTAATGAAGCATTTGCAGGAACTTCATCTTTAGTTAAATACTCATCAATAACATATATAGCCGACGATGCAGCACCAACCAACAGTTCTCCAGATCTAAACTTACCATTTTCAATGGAAATCTGAATTATTCTTTCGTTAGCATCCCAACGCTTAACTCTTGCACGTGTGCTTGAGATAGATCCTGTAACAACCTCATTAAACCAATAAGTACCAACTCCAGTAATTTGTGGAGGTGATCCAACTGTAACTGTTGGCGGTGATTGATATCCAGCACCTGGGTCATCAATTAAGATATAATCGACTTCATTAGTGACAGAGTTCAATACTGCTCTTCCTCTTGCAGTTGCAAATCCTGCAGTAAAGTCTCTATCAGTTACCGTATTTGCGATACTTACTGTAGGTGCGATTGTGTATCCAATACCTGGTTTTGTAATAACAACTGAAGTTATAGTGCCAGAAACTCCAACAACACCATAACCCGTTGGAATTTGTCCTAGAGGTGTAGAAATAGTTACTGAAGGTGGTTCTGTATATCCGAGACCAGCATTTGTTACTAAAAGTTGATTCAATCTTCCTGAAGATCTTAAATTTGCAATAGCAGTCGCTTTAAAATTCGATGCTACTCCAGTGGGATTAGATACAGTTACATTTGGAGAAGTTATATAACCATAACCACCATAAGTCAACGTTACTGAAGTAACAACTCCAGAACTAACACTTGCAATTCCAGTCGCTCTAAAATCAGAAGGAGTGCCTGTAGGTGCCTCAATTGAAACGGATGTGATTGCTGTAATAATTCCAGAAAGCGTGGTGCTATTATTGTCTATGGATATTACTCTTCCATTTGATATTGAGCACCCAATACTAATCGAGTTTGGATTTCCTATGGCATCTTCAAAACTATCAAAAATAACAGTATTTGCATTTGGTGTTGGTGTTGATATTGGAATTGAAGTTGTTCCAGTTGATATAATTGTTCCAAAAATATCATCAAGTAGGATTTGACTATTTGTAGAATTTTTGATAATTGGTGGAGTTATATTCGAGTTTGTAATTAAATCAATAAGTGTAACTGTGGCTGGGAAAAAGAATCCAACTCCATCTGTACCATCAACTGTTAGTTGAATTAATTGACTTGCTCCAGTATATGAACTCTCAATATAAAGATAGTGCCAAGTATCATCTAATGCATATGTTGATGATGTTAATGAAATAGTGCCAACACCAACCTCAAAATAACCAGAATCATTAATCCTAACATTGACATTTTTAGCATATCCACCATTTGATATCTTGTTCAATTCTAAAAATGTTGTTATTCCAGATAAATTAGATGGAACTTTAGCGAACATTTGTATAGATCCACTAGTTCCAATTGAAACTACTCCTGCACCAGATACTGATGGTCTAGTGACGTTTCGATCTGCAGATGTGGAAATTAATTTCCAAGAGTTTGAACCAAACCTTGGTTCATTTACAAATCCAGATTCTAGAGATAAGAAATCAATATTTAGAGATGGTTCTACCGTATAGTATCTACCAGAACTCAGTAGAGAATATGTGATTGTAGATATACCGCCAGATACAATTAGTGAAGAAGATGTTGTAGCAGTTGATGCTATTCCTGTAGGATTGTCAAAGGTTAATATTGGATTTGTAATGTAAAATTGTCCAGATGATGCTATCGAAATACTAGAAACAGATTCTCCATATCCAACTCCACCAATTGCGGTGACTGTTGCAGTCGAACCAACACCAGTTGGATTGCTAATAGTGACAGTTGGATTTTGACTGTATCCAATACCAATATTTGTAATATTAAATGAAGATAATTGTTCATTTGCAATATTTGTAGTAGCAGTAGCCGTTACAAATCCAATTGGATTTGGAGCACTAAATGTAACCCCTATACTAAGTTTTGGGGAATAACTAGATCCACCATTATTGATTACCACTCTATCTAATGCTGTATCAACTATGACTGCGGTTCCAGCTGCACCAATAAAAGTTGGACCTGAGAAACTAATATTTGGCGCTGTGGCGTATCCTTGTCCGCCAGAAGTTACAGGTGCAAATGATACTCCTTTTCTATGAATATCAATTGAACATGTTGCAGCGGCACCTGCTCCGCCACCACCACTAATTGTTATCTTTGGTATTGAACTATATCCAAATCCAGCATCTGTTAAAATAATTTCTTTAATTGAACGAGTACCAGCAATTGACGTTGTGATTGCAACTGCTTTTGCAGTTCTTCCAAATGCTGGGGCACTGGAAAAAGTTACAGTTGGAGTTGATGTAAATCCATACCCATCATTATTCAAATAAATTTTTCTAATATAATTGCTATTAATATCAGCACCAACAATTGCCGTTTGTCCAAACCCAACTAACTTAAGTGATATAATTTCACCTTGATTTGATATTGTCGAATCAATTTCAGAATTACCAGTATCAATAACTTCATTTTCGTATTCAAAAAGTTCACACGATAATTCATAAACATAGGTTTTACCTAGTTGATAAAAAGGTTTTTCGTGCTCAACAAATTTAACTTCAAATAATCTTTGTCCAAATGGGAAGTATATTAAATCACCCTCTCTTGGTCTAAGAGACACTTCTACTTCATATGGATCTTGCTCGGAAATAAATGGGGTAATGAAGTCTTCATATCTTTCTGTTGAAATTACTAAACTTAATTCATCTTTTAAGTTCATTCCAAATTTTGTTAAAATATCACCACCGCCAGTATATCCATCATAATTATTTACATATGCTTCTAAATGATAATACTCATCAAATTTAGAAGTTTGAACCTCTTCAATAATTGTTTTTCTATTAACAAAAAATCTAGGAATATAAACAATATCAACACCATGTATCTCTAAATGTTCATTAATCAATTCTTGAATTAATCTTTGTTCTCCTGGGGAACCTTGTAGAAAAAAAGGATTTAATGCCATATATTTAACCAATCATATCCATTGGAGGTAATTCATATTCTGCTCTCATCCTTCTTTTAATATCTTCGAGCTCTCTATTGGCATCATCATATAGTTCTCTACCATTTAATTCAATACCACCTGGAAGTTTAACTCCACGGAACTTAATTAAATTTTGTCCCCATTGCCGTTTCATTAAAGAAGTAAGATAAAGTTTCAAAAAACTATCATTATATACATCAGTAAAAGTATTTGGATCTAAAATTCTATGGCAATCTATAACAATAAAATCTCCAACAGATTGTGACCCCCAATCTAAATCTAAATATAATCTATTCTGATTTTTATTAAATCTTATTTGTTTATCTGTTGTTAGTAAAAAATCAATATCTTCTAAGTATCTTTTAACCATTGAATATTGTAAAAGTTCTATAGAGTTGAAATAATATAGATCATTTAAAAATAATTGATATTTAATATTAAACATTCCACCACTAATTGAACTACTATTAAATTTAAATATTCTTTCAATACCAATTACCGAATCTGGAATTTGAATAAAATTAGAATTTTCATAAAATTTAGAGATCGTTGTTCCATACCCACTAATATTTGTAGAGGTTGCACTTGTAGTTACGATTCCAACTCCAGTGGTGTTTTGTGCTCGACCTCTATCGACATCGCTTTGTGTTAATTCATATTTTAAATACATTCTTTCAACACCGTCAAAATGTCTTTCTTGAAATATTTGTAAAGCATCATCAACTAGATCGTCTATCTGATCATCATCTATATTAATTTCTAATACTGGAGCACCTAAACGCCTTAAACAATAATCTATAAGTTGCTGACGTGTTGATGGTTTTGCCATTAGATTTTCCTCTCATTGAGAGTAGTATTTGTTATTAATTCAACATCCTCAACTGCCATTTCTTTTTTAGTTCTTTTTTTCGGAGGCATGGAAACTAATCCAAATTCCATTTCTGATTCTGAAGTTTGTGATAACTTTTCTTTTTCTTTTTCCAACCTTTCCAACTCAGCAATTTTAAGTTCAGTGATAACTGTTTTTGCTTTTTCTAATTCAATAATAAAATCTTGATTTCTTTTGTTTAACTCATCAATAGTTTGATTACTAGATGCAACACGAGCTTCTAGAGCAATCACTTGACTCAATAGATCAAAAGATTTTTGTTGATAAGATCCTAATAAAATTTTATAATCTATCTCTGAAGCCATATTAATAATTTTATAATAAAGTTATTTATCTATTAGAACGAACCACCGTCAATTGTAATATTTTGAAGAATTCTTTCACCACTCACACATGTAATAACTTCCGATTGTCCAGCACAATCATTGACCCAAAGAGATCCAATTTCAATAGGTGCGAAAACAACTTGTGACATAACACTCGAAGATTCTGTCACAGAAGACGCAATAGCGACTCTATTTACTGATTCGTCCCAATAAATTGCAGCTTTTTTAGCTGATGTTGTATAATAATGCATTACAATACCAATATCAATATTTTGATCAGTTGATGGTGCAACTAAACTTCCACCACTATTAACTAATCCGAGTTCAACAATGCTATCCTCTACTTTAAGTTGCTCAGTATTAACAATTGTTTGAGTTCCAAGTACAGTGATATCACCAGTGATTGTTACACTACTTGCAAAACTTACATTACCTGTAGTGTTTGAAATTGTAATTGAAGAGGAACCATCACTTGCTTTGATTGTCCCTGTTTTGATAGTTGGAGATGATAAAGTAGATGTATTTGCATTATACGATAAATTTGAATCTACAAATGCAGTTTGTCCTAATCCAGCAGTAGAAGAATCAACAAATGTCATGTATCTTGTATTAGCATCAACTACTGCTGAAACATCAATTGTTTGTGATCTGGTTGCTGTTGAAATTGTACCCGTAATTGTACCAGTTATTGTACCAGTAACTACGAGGTCATCTTCGACACGAACTGTGGTTGCAGCTTCTCCAGATTTTAGAATTAAGTGTCCAGAGTTTGTGCTAATAATATTATTACTTTCAGTTCCAACACCTATGTTGCCAATTAACGCCCCACCGCCAGTTACTTTGATGCCTGATACAAATGTTGAAAATCCTGTTGTATTTGTTTGAGCAGTAATATCAATTGTATTTGTTGCAGCATCAAGTTTTAGATTACCCGAAGATGTATCAATCTGCGTTGAACTATTAACTCCTATTTGAATATTTTTAACAGATGCACGACCAATAATAGTAGCTGCTCCTTGCACATCAAAATCAGTTAATACACTATGCTCACCAACTGTTACTACTTTTGAATCCGCCGATGCTAAGAATAAAGATCCCGATGTTGTATTGAGTGTCCTTTGTGACGAAATACCAATCGTGACGTTGTTAGCCCTCAATCCGCTTGTAGCCGATACAATGCCACTAAAACTACCATTTAACCAAGTTTTACCTTGGGTTGCATCCCCAATATTGTAAGCATTGTCGATATTTGGAAGCCAGTTTCCCTCTACATCTCCATTGACAATGATGTTATCCGTCTCAGCATTTCCGAGAGTAACATTACCATTAAAAACTGCATTGCCATCAAATGTTGATGTTTGAGATACGCTTAATGCAGCACCTACATAAAGGTTTTGTGCAATACTAGCACCACCTTTGACATCTAAAGCACCTTGTCCAAGATTATCTGTATTAACAGTGCTAGCAATCGTTGTAACGCCCGTAATAGAGGCACCAGCACCGACAAAAAGATTTCTAGATAATCCTATTCCACCATTAACGACAACAGCTCCAGTGCCAGTAGAAGTGGAATCTGTAGTGGATGTGACTTTAATACCAGATACAAATGTTCCTAATCCAGCAACTTGAAGTTGATTGCCAAAATTTACATTTTTTTCTACTCCCAAACCACCATCTACTATTAGAGAACCCGTGTCTTTCGAGAACGAATCAGTAGTATCGGAAACATAAACTGCAGACTGAAATGTACTGAATCCAGTAACATACAAACTGTTCAAATTAACCTGTGTTAATGCACTTGACCATGATAACTGACCAGTTGCATCAGATTGAAGTAGACCACCAGCTACTGGAGTTGCTGGTAGAACATAAGTTGTTACACCCGCTAATACGTTAGGTGATTTAAGACTTATTCTATTCGAACCATTTCTGTCTACTAAATTTAAATATGCAGATTCAATCCCATCTTCTCTTGTCCAATATCTCTGACTTCCGAAGAATTTATTATTGCCAATAGTATTATCAAAACCAATATAAAAATCATATTTGTCAGTGGTAAATCCTGGTTCCCCCGCATCTAGTGCTGGTAATCCACTATAATTACCTCTTTTAAACTGAATTACGGCGGCTGTCATCTAGATTGCCTCGCTTTTGATATTCTTTCTTTTAGATATTTATATTCTTCACCAAGTTCCACCATCTAAATCAATATTATATGCTGCGGAAAGATCAGTATCCAAAGCATTAATAAAACTACTTGGTAATCCAACAGACGAAGATGTATTCACAGTTGCAGCAGCTGCCACTAGAACTTGATCTGGATCAACAAATACATATTTGTTTAAAGATGCATTATAAGTCATAACAAATTTATCAGATCTACCTGTTATATCTACATCAGATATATCAGATAACTTAGTTCCAGATCCAGCGATTGAATTGCTTGCAATTACCCTAACTACATTTTGTTGCCCTACTCTAGCCTTTATTGATGCCATTAGGTTACTCCTTCCCTAACTAAAACAGTTCCTTCAATAGCTCTTGTTTTAAATCCAGTAGAACTAGTAATCACAATATCATAAATGTATCTCCCTGGTTTTAAAGATGTGGTTTGTCCAGATGTTAGACCAATTCCTATTGTACCATTGACGGCGTTAATTATTGACGACGTAAATGATGTTGATGAAGAACTGGCAGAATGTTTTTTAATTTTTGATGCTATAGAATAATTTGTAAGGTTAAAAGCGGAATCACCTTGAGTATTAGATAAGTTAAATGTTTGAAAAAAGTCAGTACCAGCGTTTATTATTAAATTTGATACATATACTGCCATCTACTTTTTTAAAAATAACATCTCATGCTATTATTTAGTTGCTAGTAATTCTAAAGATCTAAAGAGATAATGTTCTCTTGCATTTTCAAAAATAATTTAACGTAGCATTTTGCTATGTCTCTTAATTTTTCCAAATCATCGCATACATCAATTTCTCTTGAAATTAATGTGTATTCAAAATTTTTATTTAAATTTTCTAAAGTTAGTTCGTCAGGATTCATTTTTTAAAATTTGTGCTAGTAATATTTTAATTTCGTTTAATTCATTTTTTAAATCGGAAATTTCTTGTTTTTCTTTTTTTCTTTTTTCTCTCTGAGAAATATACCGTAAATATTCATTAGTGTCTGTATTAACTATTGCACCAGAATTAGAATCTCTATAAAGATTTTTAGAACCTTCAACCCTAATTAAATTATCCATGTTATGCTAGAGCAATTGCTCTAATATCCTTAAACTTTGGTGCTTTAGCTTCATTTGTCCCACTCATAACAATTTTGATTGAATATCCAGTAAATTGCTCTAATTCATCAACACTAAATTGATATTCTAAGAATTCATTTTCAGCACTTGACCGAACAAATTTATCTGGTTTTCCGTTATTCTTAGATATATTAACAATATCGTCACCAAAACCGTCATTATTTGTGTCAATTAGATTATCGAATCCTGGGAATAAATTATACGCTTGTTCAATACCAGTAGAACTTGTTTTGAATAATCTATAAAGAACTCTAAAATCAGCAGAACTATCTCTATATGCAGAAACAAATACTTTTAATGAACTTGCAGGTTTAACAAGATTAACTCTTTGTGAAACGTAAATTGCACAATGTGGATCTCCACTTAAATTATTAGATCTAGAATCTTCTGCGTAATCTGAAATTGGGTTGTTAATACGATTTCTAGATAATGTTACAAATGCTGTTTGAGTGTCAATAACTGGTGATAAATTTTTATCGTCAGATTCTAAATTAATTCCAACAGTTAATGAACGATTTCTTGGTAAAGTGGTTAATCTAGCAGTTTCATTAACATCAGAACATACTAGTCTAGTGGTTGACAAACGATTAATTTGATTTAATTCAACTGGTTCAAATCCGTTATCTAAGAATGAAACTTCTGATCCTCCAGCACTAGTCCCAGTAACTGTCCTTATTGATCCAGATACCTTTGATCTTTGCCCAGGTGTAATCACATTAAATTGTGGAATAATTGAATTATATTGAAGATTTTGAGTAACAGTTACATCATTTCCTCCAAGTTGAGATTCGTTCAAGAAGTTTAATTGAGATTCCCCACTACCACGAGGTGTCCTATCGATCTCTAAATGATACTTATCAATATCATTTAAATTTCTTAATGTGGTATCAGAAGACATATCATGAGTCTTATTAATTCTAGTTAAAGATACTTGTCCTATTTCATATTTGTTAACCACAGAGTTTATTGGATGCTTTCTAATAAATGACCCATCAACACCTCTTGTTGCAATTCCGATTACACCACTTCCAATGCTATTATAGAAAATAATCTCATTATTTACCTGCATATATCCAAATGAAGTTGTAATACCTTCAAATTTAGAAAATCCTGTAGTGTCTGCTAAAGAAACAGTGGTTGCATTCAAGTCTAACTCAACTGTTAAAGTTGTTGGGATTGTATCTGGTTTAATATTACTTATAATAACCTTATTATTATTTGAAGTCATTCCGTGATTAAATTGATTGACTTCAATTACATTACCAGCATAAACTCCACCAAAAGCTGTTGATGATGTAATTAAGGTATTGGCATATGATACTAGGGTTGTATCATTAGAATAAATTTGTAATACCCCACCAGGAACTATTTCTTCACCCTGAACATTTGTTAGATATAAAGTATCAAAATCGGCAATATTACTGATAGAAACTTTAGCTCCTGTTCCTTTAGCACCCACGTTGGCAGTTGTAATACCAATAACGTCTCCAACTGAAAATCCATTTCCAGTTGATAATCCAGTTGTATTGATAACAATCTGGCTTAATTTTCCTGATGCAATAGTAACTGATTGTGCAATTAAATTTTTTCCTCTGCCAGATATTGAATATAACGGAACATTGGAATATGTACCATTAGCGTATCCAAAACCCTGTGAAATTGTACCAATGCCAGTAAATGATACCCCACCACCAACTCTTTCAATGTATCCATTTGCTAGAGAGTTGTTTGCTTTTACCCTTCTACCTGGTCTCAATTCGGTTTTAATTTGTGGTAAAGATACCGTTGTGATACCAACATCAAGTTTTCTTGGGAAAATCTTTATTGAGTCGGGTATCAATTTAGGTATGGATGTATCACCTAATCGCAATCTTGGATTGTAGAAAAATGCTGTCCCTTTTTTCTCAGTAAATTCTGCCTTATAAAGTTTAAACTTCATGTCTTCAAATTGATTAGCCGTCCAAATAGTTCCATTTTGAGATTTGAACAAACTTCCACCAATATATTGTTTTGTCACCATCACAGATTCTGCATCTGGTAGTTTCTGTGCATTGACAGTTTTTTCTCCCATTCTTGCAATCCATAATTCATAATTCGTAGTTGTTGGGGCAATAACAACTACAGCATATTCTCTCTGTGGTTGTAAATATATTGGTGATGGGAAAGTTACTTTTGTTGCAACAGAGGCATCCCTAGATGTTTTAATATCAGATGGGAATAATACCGCTCTTGAAAAATCTTGAACCAGTTGATTTGTTGGAGTACCAAGTTCAACAGTTCTAATTTCAACATAACATTTTTCGACTTCATCTTTATTTGCAAAGAATAAATCAACTGCTGTCAAGAAAGCACCAGTTTCATCGACTGTAAATGATTGTGCTAATGGATCTTTACCACCTCGACGCTGTGGTGGTGGAGGAGGTGGTATTCTAACAATAACGGTATCCTGTCTATAGGTATCAACTATACCACTTGCATGATATGTTGTTTCTCCGCTACTAATTAAAAGACTTCCAGGTAATGGAACGGCATTGGTTGAACTGGAAGTTAGTTTAAATGTTCTATCTCCAGTTGTAATTCTTACAGTCGGTGGTGGATTTGTAAGGGGATCTCTAAGGAAAAATGTTCCGATTAGATCACCAAAAGTATCTGCAACTAGTCTAACGTTAGTTATTCTACAAGTTGCTTTACTTCTGTGTCCAACAAGAGTCATATTTTTTTCTACATATCCATTAAATGCTCCATTTGCTTCATCAGAAAGGGATGCTGTATCGACATTTAATAATGTTGATGATGCCGAATATTTTGAACTTAATGCTAATGAAGTGTTGTATGGATTTGCATTATATGTTGCAGTTGGAGTCGAGTATGGACCAGCTTTATGATTTGGTTGTGCTATTCTAAATGTGATTAGTCTCTTAGAACCAACGTATCCATCCACCGCTTCTCCTATATCAAAAGTTCCAGAATCCATTTCAATTTCTAGAAGTTTTGGAACAACATCTATTCCAGATATTCCATCCATGAAAGGATAATATCTAGCAAGAGGTTGTAATCCACCAGAAGAGAATTGTACATTTCTAGAACGCATGTATTTTTCTGGTTCGGAACTGATTAAGATATTTTCAATATATGAACCATTCCAACCACCAAAAATTGTTCTAGTGCCACCAGGAACATAGACATTCCTTACCCAGTTATCTGATGCTGGACTAAGAACTATTCTTCCAATGTACTCAACCATTAAGAAAGGATTTACATTTTCAACTCTAGATGCAAGTGGTTGTTCTATCCATTCTTTTTCTTTATATTTTAAAGTAATTAAATCTCCAGTTTTTTGTACTTTTTGATCGAGTAAAAGAAAATTACTAGTAAAGTCAAGACTGTTCATATTAACATCTTGAGCAGCCGCTGGTTGTACAGGTAAAGAAAAGAAATCTATGGGAGTGTTTAGTGTTTTATCTTTTTTATCTACGTCTGATTTTGAATCAAAGTTCTTTAAATCTATTCTTCCATTATCAGAAAAATCGTCAACAAAAAATCCAGACTTAAATCTAGAGAAACCATCAGCATCTTGGATTTGTAAAGTTTTTGTATCTAATTCGAGTAAAGATAATGATGTAAGCACTTCCAGATTTTCTATCCTATCCTCCAGTACTCCAATATCTCTCATAGTATATCTTCTATTATCAATTAGATTAATTTTTACATCTTTTACACTATAAAGATAAGGTGGATATGTTAAAGTAGCAATTGTCATTGCTTCTTCAACGTTCAATGGTTCTTTTGGTTCTACTGCGGAAGAACCTTTTATAATAGAGAAATTGCCTAACTTATCTAAAATTATTTTATCTATTCTGGATAGATAAAACTTATATCCAACTATTGAACTTTCGTTTGGTGCGACAACAAGAGATGTATTTACAGCAGATGTGCCAAAAGTTCTACTTGAAAATGCAAATGGAGATTTGTCTGTTGAAGTGAAATCTGCCACTCTTGGTCTAAAATCTAAAACATCTGAAGATCTTACATTTTTTTCTAAAATAGGGATATCTTTTGTATATCTTTCATTATCATATGAATTTACAGTGTAAAAATCTCCAGTATCATTGGAGGGAACTTTATAAAAATCAAATATAATTAAAAGTTTTCTAGATGGTGCAACAGATCCTTTTCTTCTTACTATTCTAGAATAATCATAATATTGTTCTCTCTGACCCTTATCTAAGGTATATCTATCAGATATATTTAAATAAGTACCTGATGTTATTGCTTGAATAGACGTAATGATATTAGACTCTACAAATTCTACATTTTCCCCAAGAATAAACTGATTAGAATTTAGATATACAAATCCAATATCAGTTGATGAAATTCTAGTTACAACTTGACCAACAGATCCACTAACTTTTCCAATTATTTTTTCACCAACTACAGTATTAATATCAAGACCTAATCCACTAACAAACTGTAAAGTGTCTAATACTGGGGTATCTTTTGATAATGATTCATAAACCGCTAAAACTTTTACAGCATCTGGTACATTAAGAGAAATTTCTCTATCTTCAACTCTTAAACCATAGTATGAACTTGTTGATAATCCTGTTATAACAGTTGAAACACCTACTTGGGTTGAACTTACTACGACTTGAGCACTTCTAACGTAATCTTTTCTTTTACTTCTTACTGATTGTCTTTTAATCGTTGTATTTACTGTTACATTACTATTAGAATTACGTAATCCAAAAAAGTTTATTTGAGTATTATTTGAAGTTAATGTTATTTGATCTGAAGATAATTCCTCAAAAGTTCCATCACTATAAACAATAGAATATCTATCAGAATCATATGGTTCAAAAAATGCACTAGTGAATCCAAGTGTATTTGTATTGAGACTTAAATTACCACTAGGACTTGTTGATTGTGCATTTACTTGTTTTACTATTGTTACATTAGAAGACGCTAAATCTACAGAAGATACATTTTGAGATGATAATTTTGCATACAAAAATGCATTATCTTCATTTTCAACTTTTGGTGCTCCAATTGTAAAGGTAGTATCAACTGTTCCAGATCCAGGAACTCCACCATCACAAACTCCAAAAACTGAACTCACACCTGTTAAATTTAAATATTGTAAGTCTGAGGAAACTGAAGTTACTCTATTATAAGTTTCTGTTGTAAATCCAGGTCTTTGATATCTAATTATTGTATTTGACGAAATTCCACTAAATGTTTTTCCAGCACATGTTGCAATGCCAATTGCATTAACTGTAATCTTATCAGTTAAATTAAATCCTATTGGTTTTTTTCTTTCAAGGATAGTATCCGCACAAAAATCTGTAGTAATTCCAGAAACAGTACTGTACGCCTGATAAACGGATTTTACATTCTCAACACCATGAGGTTCTACTGCAACTATTGATCTTTTATATTCTGATGATTCATTGATTAATATTTGTTCACCAACAATAAAGTTTCCTGAAACTTGGGACAAATAAACTCCTGTTGTCCCCGAGGGTCCTGGAACTTGAGTAACATATCCAGTTGCTCCACTACTTATTCCTCTTATTAAACTAGTCTCTGGACAAAAAGCCGCAAATAGTAATTCATTCACTACAACTTTTGTGTAAGTTTGTATATCAAATAAGTATAAATCAAACGCTGATGCAACAGTTGTGTAATCTGAATTTGCTAGTGCAAAAGAATATACTCTTGCCTCACCTATTGTTTCACCAGATGGGGATGTATTTGATGATTTTCTAAGCGATTGAAGTTTAACTACATTATTTGTATTGTTTATACCTATAAAAGGACATCCACTTGCATTATTTACCTTAAGTAAATTTCCCATTTCGAATGGGATTGCTGCAGATACAACAGTTTCAGTATCCCTAGGTTTTTCCGAATCAAGAATTGTTGTTCCTGGAAAATCTATATCAAATCCTCTAACGTAAGCTTTTCCTGGAGAAATTTTTACACAAGACAAATTTTCGCTTGGAGTATTATTTTCTTCTGTTTTTTGATCGTCTGTATAAATTCCATCATTAGAAAGTTTATCATTCAAAGATTCTGCAATTTCTACGCTGAAATTTCCTACTGAGTAATCTCCAGATTCTTCAAAAGTTCTTTTTGCAAAATAATCCTTAATAAGTGAATACTGTGATTTATTTTGTAATTTTTTAATCTCCCCATTATCAAGTCTGATTAACTCTACAAAATTTTTATCATCGTAATCTGTTAATAATTTTTTTGAAAGAAAAACAGAAATTTTTAATCTATCTGCTCCTGGAGCTGCAAAATTAGAAAATCCACGAGCATTATCATATAAACTAGAATCATCCCCAGAAGAAATTAATTCTTCTAAAATAGTTAAACCAACTCTGTATGAAGGTGAATTTGAATATGGGTCTAATATTATAGTATCTTTTTGAACTTGTACAAAAGTACCTCTAATAAAATAAACACCTTCTGAAATATTAACACTTGAAGCCGTTGCGGTTGAATTAACACTAATACTTGATGCAAAACTGTCTCCAGCCTGAATGGTTGTATTACCATAAGTGATAGATTCGTCTAATATTAAAGTTTCATCGTTTTCAAATGTTGCAGGGTTAAAATCAGAATTTGAATTAATATATTTTACATAAATTGTTGGAAACTCAACCCCAAGTTTAGGTGGCAGTGATACGTTTTGAACAACTGCAGTAACAGATGAACTTGCCCCTCTAATTTTTTTACCAATAATTTTGTTTATATAAATTGAAATATCAATTCCAAAATGCTGAGGGTTTAATTTAACTGAACTAAGAAATCTATCAAAAGTTATTCCTCCAGGAATAACCATGGAACCTTCTTTGAAAATATGACTACCAAAAGATTCAATTTGATTTTGTAATATTGACTGCAGTGTTGTTAGTTCTCTAGCCTGTACTGGAGTTCCTGGTTTAAATAAAACGCGATAAAAATTATTATTTTTATCAAAATCATCAAAATATGGATTAATATCTAAATTAGTTTTTTGTGGCATTTTTAAAATTCCAGGATAATTTTAACGTCTTCTTTTTGTCTAGAATTTCTTGATACAAGGGGTCGATTATCTATGTAGATAACATCTCCTGACCCTTTATTTATCTCTGATTCAGCAATCCCAGAATTGAACTGAACTCCAAGATTTATATTTTTATTCCCAGTTGGATTTGTCGTAATACCACTATAATTATTATTAACAGATCCACTAAAACCATCAACTGTAGTTATGGACCCACCAGTAGGAGAAAAATCATATTTTTTTCCTAAACTACTAACCCCAACATAATCTTGTTGATCATATTGAGATGGATGATAAAATAAAGATCGATCCGAAAAATATTTAATAACTTTTGTTTCTTCATCATATGAGGCCACATATCCAACGGCTGTCACATTAACACCATTAACTACAACACTTTGAGATATTTTTTTCCCAACTGTTAGATAGTTTTCTCCGCTGATTGTGCCATCATTTTTTAACATAATTGCATTTGTAGAAGAAAATTGATTTTCATCATATATGGTTGTTGAATTGGATCTTAATGGATTTTTAATTACTAAAATTTGTGCAAAAGATGTATCAGTTGGAAAATCTTTATTAGAATCATCAAATCTAGAATATAACAATACCTTGTCAGTTCCAAGTTCTTTGTATATATCGTATCCATGTCCTCTTGAGGGTGGTATTATTGGAATTAATTTTGCTGGTGAAGAAATATTACCAGCTGGTTGTAATGGTCCCAGATCAACCATTCCAAATGTATAATTTTTTCCTCCAGAAGAAACTAGAGCAGATGTTATCTTTCCAGCACTATCTACAGAAATAACAACCTTACCTCCACTACCATCTCCAACTATATCAACTTCTCCAGAAGCATAATTTTGACCAGGATCTTCTATATAAACTTTTTTAATTTGATTTTCATTTACTGTAGAATCACCATTTTCTCGAATTGCTTGTATTTGAGAATCTGTGGATGTACTCCAACCAGAGGGAACCGAAATATATTCTGTAGAATCAAATTTAACGATATCACTGGGTGCAACTGTAAATAAATATTTCCAGATATAACCATCTCCACTAGCGCCAGCCACAGATGGTTCTAAATCTGTAAAAAGAGGCTCATCTTGCGAAGTATTTCCTGTACTATTAATTCCAGAGGATGCATTATCTATACAAATATAAACTCTAAAATCAGAGTTCATTGCATAATAGTTTGCATCATATAAACGACTAGATGAGGTTATAGGTGATAAATTGGTGATGCTGTAATCATGCCTATACATCTCATATCTAGTTCCTCTAATCCAATCAATTCTTCTAATCAATCTTCTTGCATTTGCAGGAGTTACCTTTTTGCCAAATAAAGAAGTATCCACAATGTGAGATAGATAATTTATATTATCACTTGGTGTAGGAACATTACTGTTCCAATCAGAAACTCTACCAAAACCAACTGGAGCTGCAGGATTTGGTAAACCCACAACAATGTAGTATGAGTTATTTGCATTATCTACAGACTCAATAAAATTATTTGCATTTAATATTCTAAACTGATCAGTTACAATTGCCGACATTTTTAACGGTTTTCTTTCTATTTATTAGTTTAATCTGGTAGAATTTTTCTAATAGATCCATTATCTCTAAAACCATATCCTCGTCTTTGAATAGTTGGGAAAGTTGTAAGACCAGCATTGACTGTTCTACCAGAAACACCAATGGAAATTTGTGTGTCTGCCCTTTGCAAGGATGATAGTCTTCCCCAAGAATAATATCCATTTGGATTATATATGCTTGTTCCAAATGTTTGAATCCCTGTGGTCACTGTATTAGAACTAATGTTACATACAATTTCATTAAATCCAGGTAGAGCATGAACTTTGTATATGTTATCGACATACTGTGTGCCAACTCCAATTTTACTACTATTGGATGTATCAATGGAAGTTACTCCACTTCCAACATTTGTTCCCGATACAAATATGTAATAATTAACCTGTAAATCGGTATCTGCATTTACAAAGAATTTAAGTGCCAAAGAAGTTCCAATTCCAGCAGTCGTGGTTATGCCAGTAATTATACCCGAAAAACCTTGAACAACTGTTATATTTTCAACTAGCTCTGAAATTATTTTTGGTTGTTCAATAATAACTTGTGGTGGATTGGTATTTGTATATCCAAATCCTGGATTTACAACTGAAACTGAAGATACTGATCCATTAATAATTGTTGCAGTACCAGTTGCGATTGATGCTGAATTTTGTGGTCCCACAGTTGTTCCAACTCCAACATTTGACCTTCTTGGGGCAGAGAATTTAAGTGGTCTAGATGCGACGGTATATCCAAATCCAGGATTTGTTATTGTTAATGCAGAAATTGTACCAGCAATTGACACTGTAGCAGTTACTCCAGATGAAACTGGATTGATTTCATCTAGTATAATCGCATCAACTGAAGGGGTAACCAAACTAGATTCATTTTCCTCATAGTTAAAGAATTGTGCATTATCGACAAAAATTTCGTTGTCACCAAGAGCAAAATCTTTAATAATTCTTGCCGTTGGGAAAACTAAAGTTTCAATAGAATCTCTATCCTTAAAAACGATTTGACCGTTAATGAATAAATCTCTTTTCTGTTTAGCCCAATCAACACCCCTAAAGAAGAATTCATCTATACCAGGACCATTATAAAGATTAGTTTCCAATTTATCTGAGGAAGAAATATCATAAACTATTCTATCCTCATCTTGATTGACTGATGTTGATATCCCATTATTCCTACCAACTGATAGCGTATCTCCAATCTTTATTGTTTCTAAAATATCTTCTTGCTCACTATCTACACCTCTTGTTCCATTATAGAAGAAAATTGAAATATTATCCTCTATTTTTGGAGCTTCTACAAATTGAATAGAGGAACCTCCATTGAATATGTATGATTTCTTAGGTTCTTGTAGCACTCCATTTAAGAATACTAGAAGAACTAAATCTAACTCTATTAAACTAGAATCTACATCTTTTTGGTCTTTTTCAAAACTTACAAGTTCAGAATTATATCTGAGTGGAAATACTGAACGAGTTCCATTCTGAAGATTTTTAATAGAATCAATAAAATCTAATTCACCAAATTGCCAGGATGAGAATTTATCATAATAAACATCAACAACAGTTAATTCAAATTCTGATACTGGAGAAACTAGTCCTTTGGCAGTCACTAATCCAACTGGTTTAAATACGTCTCCAATTTCAAATGCATATCCAGGTCTATTGATTTTAAAATTACTAATTTCAAATAGAGATCCTGGTGCGATGGTCCTAGGTCCTGGGATTGTGCCTAAACCAACAGCATTAGTTACAATACCAACAAATGTTGTAATTGCAGAGGTAACGTCTGCACAATCACCAGCAGCATAAACTCCAGGTAATCCAGAAATATCTCCAGTAATGGTGTAGTCGAATACTTGTGTTCTACTCGAATATCCACCTATTGCTATAACTTCATTTTTCATAGCTTGTATTGCCATGTCTCTCGCTTCATTAAAAGCATAAATTGATTGAGTCTCTTCTCCAGACAGATATGGATTATCGATATAAATTTTTGCAGCATCATATACTGAATCATTTCCACCAAACTTTAGATTATAGGATATAGTCTTAAGTATATCTACAATATCATCGATACATTCTTGATTACCACCAGGAACTGAGAACGCTGGGAATGCCGCTAACATTCTACCAACAGCAACCTCAGCAATTAAATCTTTATTTGCAAGAATTAAAGATGCAGCATCCGCTGATTTATTTGATACAAATGGATCGGCATTTGGACTAACCTCAACCGAAATCAATGCATTTACACCACTAGTGGTTGTTGATCCAATCCCCAATCTTGATACTCCAGTAATCTGTAGATTTTCATAACTTGGTTCAGAAACTAATACATCTGGATTTGCAGTATATCCACTACCTCCACTAATAATTGTAAATGACAGACTCCCTCCTGCACCAACATTAGCTGTAATTGAAGCTGCAGTGCCTACATGTCCTACTTGATATACACTAACTCCAATAGCAGTTAGTCCATTATAACCTGATCCAGTTATATCGGTGCTTCCTAATCCGACTGATACAATTGATCCACCAGCACCTACAACAGCAGTTACAGACGCTCCAACTAATGGTGCGTATCCAACGCCAGTAGTCGATCCAAGAGAAACAATTAGACCCCCTCTTGGAAACTGATTTTGATTTACATCTTGAATTGAAATAACTTTAGTTCCATCTGTAGATGTAATACCAGTAAATGTAATACTGCTAATACCAGCACTCTCTTTATAGAAGAAATTATTTCCAGAATTATTTAAAGTAGTTGGTGTTTGGAATAGACCATTAATTAAGACTATTCCACTACCAGTCTCAATACCTGAAGTATTAACTCCAGATATTGATAATGTAAATGTTTGCCCAACTCCAGTAAAGTTTTGTGAAATATCATCATAAATTAAATTATTTTCATAATTTTGTCTTAAGAAAATTCTACCATTGAATTTTGAAAAGGGTCTTGGCAAACCACCCTCATTTTGAACTACTAATCCACTCCCTTTTGGTGGTTCAGTAAAGTGAATTTTACTACCAACAATATTATAAGAACCTTTGTAAATTCTAGCTGTGGAGGGTTCAATATGAGAAGTTGCTATAGTCCCAACAAATCCTCGTTTAACGCCGACTAGTTTAATTGTTCCAGTTGTGATTGGACCAACATTTGTTGTTCCTAAACCAACACCAGAAACTTTCATGTACTCATCATCAATTTCAATAATATCACCAACTGTGATTGATGAAATACCACTCAATGCAAAAATGGTTGATGCAGTGCCAATTGATCCACCATTACCAGATACAGTATATACAATTGGAGACCAAGCTAATGGCGATTGAATTACATCATCAATTGCAATAATAGATTTTTCATTCTTTTTCACCATCTCAAATGTATGACTATTACCACTACCTAAGGACGTAAATGTTACACTAATGCCAGCATTAACATATTCTGGTCTGGTTGATATTGTAAATTGATCATTATTTATTTTTTTAGCCCATACCCTATATGGTAGTTTATTAGTTACTATTCCAATAGAGTCGGCAGTAGATCCAATTCCAACAGGTGCCGAAGAAAGTCCAGCAACCGTTGATCCAGCTGTATAAATTAACTCTTCTCCAGTACTAAAAAAGTGATTTTTGATATTGAATACGCCTGTTACTGGATTTAAAACAGACCCATCTTGTGGATTAAAAGATTTACTGAAGATAGGAGTTTTATCATATTTTAAATCAAAAACGGTTTTATTAATTCTAACACTGTTTAAAGAATCAAATAATGAAATTCCCAATTCTTGTTTTCTTTGGGATCCATATGTAATATCTGGGTATGTATTTTGTAAATCTAATTCAGTATAAATTAATTCATTATAAGATTTAACTGTAACAATTCCAGTCACAGAGGAATCTGGATAAAATTCAATTAGGAAATCGCCAGAATTAATACGAGATCCAAATGTTCCGATTCCAGTGGTGCTTCCAACTGATAAGAATGGGAATTGGCTAGTATAAGTCTCAGTTGAGTTTAAATTAATACTTAATAATTGATGTAATGCATATGTTGATCCATAACTTACATTGATAGTAGATTTGATAGATGCTATTTCTGATGCATTGCATTTAATGACGGTTGTTTTGCCAACTCCAACTGCATATGAGGATTCAAATCTGGCACTTCTTTCACTTCCGTCTGGTTGGAAAGTATTTCCAAATCTAATTGTACCAATGCCAAGATTTGTTGATCCAAATCCAATTGAACTACTTTGAACTCTTAAACTATTATTTAAAGTATTAGTATATTTTAATGCCAATGTCCCATCTATTAATGATGCATCAAAATTTTCTAATCCGTTAAAAGATACAGAATCTGAAGAGTTTGAATCAAAATAATAGTCTGCCAAATAAGTGTTCGTTCCATCATGACTGAGATATATTTCTACAAAGTTTTGAGTATTTTTATTTGTATCTGTTACATGTAGGATCGAATGAACAGCATCAATTTGATTTGCTGGAAACTCAAAAATAGTTGCGGTCGAAGCGATTCCAACGATTGTACTAAATCCTACAAGTGTATTTGAAGAAAAACTTTTTATTAAACCTATTGATGTTGATGCTAATCCAACTACATTATTATTAAAAGTTTCCTTGATAAACTTAATATCATAATCACTATCAAATGGATCATTTGGAGTAAATCTTAGCGATAAAATATCAAATACATCAATATTTCCAGTAAGTTGGCAAAAATCTTGTTCCTTCCAAAAAGTAGTTGAAGAGAGAGTTTCTGATCCTGGAGAGTATGTGATTCCAATTCCAGTATTTGATAGGTATGATTTTCTAAGCGTAAAAACATCCTCTTGGTTTGAATCATATAATGTAATCAATTCATAGACTGCTAACTCATTCCCCTTAGTATTTCTAATCTGCACTAAGAATCTGCAGAATGAATCCTCAAATTCATCAATATCTATAAAAGTATCACTTAAGTTATCTTTATTAGTAAATTGACCACTTACATCATCTATTGATAGAACTCTATTAGTTTTGCAAATTAATCCATCAACAAACTTTTTATTAAATGACTTTAAGAACTTAGATGTGCCTGCTTGAGTCTCAATATCTTTCATCAAGATAAATCCGTAGATACCATCTGCTCTTTTTTCTTCAATTATATCACGAAGTGCAAGAGATTCAACGGAAGATGCACCGACTGAGACATTAGAATTAGATATAATCTCAGTATCTGCAAAATTTTTAAGACCCGTGGTATGAAGAAGGCGATTAACCGAGTCAATGGAATCTTTATATTGAATTGTGCTCTTCACAGAGTACGCTAAATTTTGATAATAATCATTATCGGGTAACACTTGAATATCATTATTAAGTTGGCCAACGTTAGATTTCCATCCAAAATTGGAAGTTACCCCAAATCCTACATTAAATTTAGCTCTACTCTTAATTATATCAGAGATAGTGCCTACAGAACCAGACTGAGTGCCTCTTATCACATCCGATAGACTTAATTTATTTCTACCAGAAACTTTAATATAATCTTGAAAAACTGCAGAAATAATTAAATTAGATGGTTGATTATTTAAATCTATTTTCTCTCCCGCAGTGAAATTTGATTTTGTTTGAGTTATTTTAAATTGTGGATAATTGGAATATTTTACAATTGTTGCGTATGAACCTTGTATTGTATCTGCAATCCCAGGATTTGTTGTGTATTCTGATAAATTGAATCTAAGGATGGCGGGAATTAAATTTTCATAAGATTGAACAGTGAAGAATCTATATCCATAATCTTCAGAATTAAATCCACTTCCAATAGTTCCACTTTTTGAAATCCCTTCAACAAAAATTATATCACCTGCATTAAATGCATTTGTTGTAAACCCAAGTAATGGTGTTGTCAAGAAACAGGTAACCACTCCAGAACTGGAAGATTGCATTGTTGATATACCGACACCATTTGAATTGTTAGTAGCAAATAAAGTTTTTCCATTAAAACTAAGTCCCACAGGGGGTTGAATTATTTCAACCTTGGATATTGAATTTGTCTGAATTTTTGCTTCTAAAATACCAGTATTATACTTTTCACGACTTACATCATCAACAATAATAATATTTGGTTTATCGTTGTAGTTTTTCCCCCCACTTATAACTTCAATTTCACTAATTGTAAATGTATCTTTTAGTTTAATTGTTGGAGGAATATTTGCTTCTGGTCTAAGAGTTACATCTGATGAATATTCAAATGCTTGATCTACAACTCTTATCTCATTAACTTTTCCAATGTTAGATGATTCTAAGAATAAATTAGCATTTTTTCCATTAGACGTTATGATACTTGTAATGCCAGGTAAAGATTTATAATTTTTACCCTCAGAAAGTAAAAGAATTTTATTTATTTTTCCAGAGGATGTTTCAGAAGTAGTAGAATATTCTAATGTAGAAGTGTTACTTTGATTATATAAAGAATTTTCTGGTATTTGAGAGAGTGATATTACAAAATTAGTGGTTCCAATACCTATGATATTATAATCTCGATTATAAAAGCTATCAAAATATGAAATTTCACAATAATTTTTTACATCTGTATCTACTGTTGATATAGATCCAGATTTTTCTAAATTATAGAATAGTCTATCGGGTAGAAGATCGGAATAATTTAAAGTATATTTTGCTGTACTCGCTATTCCAACCGTACCCACTCCAGAAGTTGAAAAAGTAGTTGTATTTGCTATAGATACGAATTTGTTAATAAATTTATTATCAGTGTATAAATTAAAACTATACCCAGACAATGAAGGATTGCCAACATCAAATACAAGATTATTTCCCCTAGTTGGTTGTAATTTTGGATTAATGAGGGAAATATTTTGTAACTCGCCACCAGTCGAAGCTATGGAAACTAATACTGGTGGGAAGGATGATGCATCTTTATCTGATAAACATAGACTAATTGTATTTTTATCAATTTTAAATACATAATAAATTCCTGTAGTTAATCCAGATGAAACTAAATCTGATGAATTATAATAAACTTTATCTCCAGTAGAATAAATGTGAGATGGAATTGTGATTGTATCAGAGTTTATATTTACTTGTGAAGATGTAAATCCAACGGGATTTACTAATATTTTTTCAATACTAGGTTCATATTTTAGCGTAATAAATGCTGAAGTGCCAATACCAACAGATTGATTTGGGATGATATTTAATCGAACAAGATCATTATTTGTTAAATCATGTGCAGTAGATATTGATACGACAGCAGTATTTCTTTGAATTGTACATTTAATTTGATCCTTAGTTGGTTCTAATGAATATTCATAATTATCGGTTCCAAAGTTAAGGAAAAATAATCCATTGGTATTTGTTGTAAGTCCAACTTGAGTTGCAATACCAACATAGTCTTTTGACTTATTGATGGCATAAACATATTCAAATGATGAATTTAATAAATTAAATGCCGCTGAAGTTTCAGTATTTGATACTGAAATTGGATCTCCATTTTGTTTTCTAATAATTAATCTTTGACTTGTTTTAAAAGGATGATTTGGCAAATATATGCTTTGAGTTGGAATATTAACACTGTAATTTAACTCACCCAATGAATAAGTAACTGCTACTCCAACACCAGAAGTTGTTCCTATTCCAATAGATTGTTTTGGATTAAAATAATATCTTTCATTTAGATAAGAATCAAAATATTCTGTCTGTAAAGCAATGTCGATGAAATTTGGATACGCAAATGCAAATACATTTAATGTATGCCCTGCACCACTAATTCCCCGTTTAACTCTAAGAATTTTTTTATCTGAAAATACATTTAGCACTGATAAAATTTCAGTTCCAATACCAATGGTTGATCCTACCGAGATAATATTGGGTATAGAAGAAACGTATATGTCAGTAACAATTCCAGGGGTAGAGTTTGGTGGTATTTCTTTAAATATATTAAGTCTTTCCGTAGATATCGATACTGTTCTATCACCTACAATTTTTGGAACAAATGTAGATAACCCAGATATAGAAACAATCTCAAAATTATTTAATTCATGAAATGGATTGATATAAACTCTTATTGTATTTTTATCGTGCCAAGTTAAAACAGATTGGGAGTACTCTAATGTTGATGACGCAACTGATACTATATCTTTTCCACCAATAGATTGTACAATAGCAGAAGCTCCTCCACCATTAGTATTTTCATTATTAAATGTGATAATATCATTAATCTTGAAATTATCACCACCATTTAAAATTTGAATGCCTTCAATACTTCCTTTACTAGCGGAAGATACAATTGATTCTTGATTGAATTGTGATTCATATTCAATTAAGAAATCATTTCGAGAATATGGATCTGAAACTTTGTATGGTAAAGTATTTCTAACTAAACTTAATTTTGAAAAATCAGAATCTTGATCTAAATTACCACTAACATATAAAGATTTAAAATTATTACCAATAAAATATGGAAATTGGGGATCATAAAGACCATCTGTTGTTATGCCTGCAAAATATGCATAAATTCCTTTTGGAAAATCTGGAGTTTTACAGAATCTACCATTGTGAACATCTAATTTTCCAATATCTGTAAATTTATAGTCATTTACAAAAAATCCAGGAACAAATCCAGATGGTCTATCAATTATATTAGATGTGTCTATTTCATATCCAGTTTTTAGTATTTCGATACCAGAAGATGAATCTAGGGGATTTTTATATCCATAAGGTCCATATATTGGATTTCCATCATAAGCCCATCCAACAATTGGTGAGTGAATAGATCCGTTATCGTTAAAATCATTAACAGCTATTTCATATGAATATGCAATATTAGTATATTGTAACCCAAGATTAGACGGATTTAAATATTCTGCTCCAAATCTCTCTCCATCATTTATATCCAAGGATCTAACTGTTGCATCCAACTTTAAATTTTTACCTGCAGGTATTACACTAACAGAGGTATTATTTTGGGAATACCCAATTCCAGAATTGATTACTATAACATTAGTAATTTGTCCATTGCTTATAACTGGTCTTAATGAAGCACCAGTTCCTTGACCTTTGACAACGATGGATGGTGTAGAAAAATATTCAGTACCTCTTGATCTTACATCAACTCTAACTATTCTTCCATTAAAAATTATTGGATAAAGAGAAGCATTTTTTCCAGTCTTTATCGTTATATTTGGTTTTCTTTCAAAATTTAAAACATTAGTTCCATATCCTGTTCCCTTATCATAAAGATATGCATCTATTACTTTACCTCGAATGATAGGAGTACATGTAATTATACCAGTATTAGTTGAACCATAAGAAACATTTAAAGTGATAGAAATATCAGAATACTTAAAAATATGATATCCACTACCAGTATTAGTTAATTTTTGGAATAGATTTCTGGTGTAATTTGACGATATTGTTCCGCCTATTCCAGCATCAGATAATTTAAATGAATTATCATCTATTTTTGTTATATAATATTGATTGCTAGTTGTCAGTCCAGAAAGTGGAGTTCCAGTATATTGATACTCAACCAAATCACCATCATTAAATTTGTGATTTTCAAAAGTAATTAAATTTTCTACTGTAGAAATTCCAGTTGAATTAACGTAAAGTTTTCTATTTTGATACCCAGATCCAGGATTTAAAACTTTTATAGATTTTAGAGTTTTTTTACCATCATACACTCGAAACTTGTGGATTCCAGCGTTTGAAGTAGTTGTAAATCCAATTGTATTAATTCCAACAAAAAAGTCATTAAAAGTTTCAAATAGTCGAACTGTTTTACTATTTAAAACCTTGACAAAATATCTTGCATCTTCGAGTAAAAATCTATTTTGATCTGCGTTTGAACCTAAGAAAGTTCCTATTCCAAGAGGAGGATTACCATTTGTTTTATAAACTACTGCTTCACCATTACTAAATCCATGATTTGATAAAAATGTTATTGTTTCTGCAGTTTCTCCAATTCCTCCAAAATTACTAAGTAATCTTGCATCAAAATCAACCTCTTTAAATACTTTTTCAACAACTGGTTCCAAAATACATCCAGAACCATTTCCACCTTGGATACTTAAAGATATTACTTTATCTAACTCAATAGTTTGTGGATCTACAAAAACTTCTTTAACAGAACCACTTACAACTGGTTGTACAAATGCAGTAGTCCCAGATCCTGGTCCAGCAATTGATATAATTGGAGGATTTATAACATCGTAATCTGTTCCAGAATTCAATAATTTTATTGAAGATAGTGGTCCATAATAAATTTTATCTTTTGATTTATAGTTTTTTATTTCAACACCATTAACTAACATTCCAATAAATTCTTCATTATTAGAAGTTTTATTATTATCTTGAATATTTTCTTTTAATGGAAATTTACTAAGCAGTTTTTTAGAAATAATTTTTTTGTTGTAACTTGATGCTAATGTAAAAATTTGTTTTCCACCATCTGGTATAAATTTCTTATAATCATCGGGAGCAATAAAAGAGTTGGACGAATATAATTTTATTTGTTTTGGATCAGATAGGACCTTTACATAATATGTTGTACCACTTGATAGTCCGATAATTTCTCTTTCTACTGCTTCATAAACTACAGCATCACCTGTTAGAAATGGAACCGCAGTTGGGAATGATATGATTGAAAACTCATCATCATAAGACTCTTTTTGTACTGCTCCACTTTGAGTTGTTGCTGCACCAATAAAAGTTGTAGCTGTCCCAACAAGTATTGATGATAATCGTGGCACAGAGTTGGTTCTAAATGAAAATGATGGTAAGGAATTAGAGGCCACATACATGACATTATCCAAATCATCAGAATATACATTTTGCACATCTGCGGAAAATAAATTATTTCCATATAATAATGGTGTATTTTCGCTAGAAGTTTTTTTAATGACTCTTCTAAGTGAGTGGGGTAATAGTGTTGAGGTAGTTCCTACCCCAACTGCATTCAATGTTACTTGTTTAGTATTCGGGTTAATATTAGAAACTCTAACGTTAGAAGCCCTAACCTCTTTAGTTATTTCATTAATTATATCTACATTATCACCAATTTTTAAACTAGAAGAATCTATATTTGATTTTAGTACAAAATTTTGAAATATATAATCAAATGATTCTACTTCAAAAGTAGAACTAGTATTATAAATCCAAGAATTTGCAAAAATTTGCTTATATGTTTTATCATTAATATTTGTTGGATTTTCAATTAAATCCCCCAAATTTTTAATGTAAATTTTTTCGCCTTCAAAATTCAAACCCTTATTGTCTATAATATCTAAATTTGATAAAATAGAACAAACTTTTAATTCTACTTTTTTAGTTAAATCCCCATCTTCATATCCAAATATAGTATCATCAGATCTTATAATTTGTTTTGTTCGTATCACTTCCGTGATACCACTACAATTCAAAAATTGATTTATAGTTTTATCAGAATAAGTAATTGATTTATTGCCAGAATAAAAAGTTCCTTTTGCACTAAACCCAATTGTAGAATCAACAGTAACAACTGAAGAACCAATTGAAACATCTCCAATTGCTTTAGTATTTGCAGTTGTTGTAAATCTACCTTCAATAACAGACTCTTCATCATATCCGATGAATAAACCAATTTTATAATAAATTTTATTATTCCTAGTTAAAATTTCAACTTCAGATACTGCTGCTTTAGTTTGAGTATCAATCGACCTATAAACTGTTTGTCCAACTAACTTATTCGGATCTCCAGAAATTTTTTCTACAATGAGAATTTTTCTTCTTAAATAATCTGAATCAGAAGGTTTTAATAGAAATTTTTCTAAATCAATAACTTTTGGTACAACACCGAATAATACTTTGTAAAGGATTTTAAATGACTCTTCTGTTCCCTTTGTTTGATAAAAACTTCTAATCTCCTTTAAAAAATTACCAACATTTAATTGTGATACAAACTCTACATTTTCTAATCCAGGGGCAATTGAATACTTTATCTTATTACAAAATTCTTTTAAAAATAGTGAACTAAGATTTTGTACTGAAGAATATTGAGCATGTGAAGATGATTTTGTCTCTTTAAAAACAAGTTCTTCTGGATTGTTCGCATCTCTATAACTTGATATTCCAGAAAATCCTCTTACACATCCAGTGAATGATGTAGATCCAATACCAGTATATGTAATTATTTCATCGTCTATCTTCAATAATCCATATTGTTTTGGAAATCCCTTTGTACTTAGAACATTAATGGTAGTAGAAGTCGAAGAGATTCCTGAAGATGTTAGTGAAGTAAATCCAACAACGACTTCTGGTGTTAGATTATCGAGTTTAATATATTCAATAAAATTTTCCGAAATATCAGATGGTCCGCTTTGATATTCTTGAGAAATATAATATTGTTTTAAAAAATCAACTATCTTTGGACTTTCATCTAATATGAACGAGGGTAACTGATTTTCTATAATTTGATATACTTTTACTTTTGATTCGATACCAGTTTGAATCATATTATCCTCTCTTTAACTCTCCATTTGAATAACTTGAGGTTACTTTATATCCAACTCCAGAAATTTGTTCGCCAGAAGAAATTGTATCTTTTACCATATTTATGATGCTATTTGAAATATCAAACTCAAGATATAAATCTTTTAATCCAATAACATCATTTGATTCTGGGAATGCTTGTATTTCAACAACATCATTTTCTTTTTCTGTTTCTGTAATTACAACTGTAGATAATATAATTTCACCCTCTATATAATCAACAGTTCCAGCTGATTTAATAATAACTCTATTAACAGAACTAGGACCACCATTCGCAGCATCAATATCAATAACTGGTTTTACGATAGATATAATTCCTGTTTTTTTATCTGGATTTGGAATATCAGTCAAATAAACCGTATCTACCTCATTTTGTATTTTAAATCCTGTACTTTTAATATTAAATCCAGCTGGATTCACATGAAATTCATTTCCGAAGCAAAGTTCATATTGTGCAGGTTTATTAGTTAAAGCTTTTAGATTTCTTCTAATTCTAACTTTTGTAATATTTGACGTAATCGCCCTATCAACATTGTCAATTACATTCAAAACTTTACTGTATTTAAATCTACCACCAAACCTGTTAATTTCAATCGAGTCTGAATAAGAACGTAATAAATTGACTATGTTAGTTTTTAGTTGATTAACGTTGCTTACCTGAGATGAGTTATAATAAACATTTGAATCAATTTCAACAAAAAGAACTTTAAGATCTACAATTTTTTGATTGATTCCAGTTAAAGAATAATTTTTTAATTTACTAAGAATTAAATTTTTATCAAAATCAGAAATAAGATCTCCATTTTTTGGTTTTATACTAATTTGAACTGTCCCAAATTGTGGTGGTTTAAGTTCTTCTCCTCCAACTACAGATACTGACTCAGTATTTGGGTAAATTGACTGAATGATCGCCTCATAATCTCTGGATGTTACTGCTCTATATTGTGCAGAATATAATCTAGGAGCAAAATATTTAATAGATTCTACAGGTTCAATAGAAGTTCCATTAGCAGATTTAGATATTACATTTAGAGTAACTGAAGATACTGTTGCAAAACCATTTAAAGAATCAATAAATGTTCCTGCAAATGCAAAATTAGATGCACCATTCCCTTCTTCTCCATCAGTTACAATGTATGTAACAGTTACAATTGTTCCATTTTCAAGTTTTTTTCCGAAAAAGTTATCTCCGAAGAGAAGTTCATACTTCTCATCTTGAATTTCTTGGAGTAAATAAATTTCAGAGTTTTTATCAATCTTTAAAATATTATCAACTCTTTGATATTCTGAACCTTCCCCAGTGTCTGCGGCACCCTTTACCTTTACAATAATAGTTTGAGTATCGATGAATGAATTATCTAATATAAATCTTTGATCTAGACTACCATCAACTACAAAAGTTTTTTTTAGTAAAGCACCTTGATAGATTTCTATTGGATTTTCTGCGGTTCCAAAAGTTGCCGAATAATTTTTAACTGTTGTAGTTATATTTTCTGGTATTGAAAAGATATATGAGTTTTCATTTGATGCTGTTCCAACGCATACAGGACCTCTTGCTTCTAGAGTTAGACTGGGGCTACTAAATGCACTACTAAGACCAACCTGAAGGGTTACAGACGCTCTGGAGCATGTTCTGGAGCGAGGAACGTATCCTATGTTTCTAGCAAGAGATATAACATTTTCTCGAAGAGTTGCTGAATCTAAAAATGCTTCATTCGCTACCATATTTGCATTAAATGCATTAATATAGGTGTTGTACGCCAGAGTATTTAAAATGATAGAAAAATTAGATCCCTCAAAATCAAAGTCCGTAAAATTACTATTAGAACGGAGATAATCCTTGATGGAGGTTTTAATCTGATCGAAATCTAGATTTGTAAATTTAGTGAAAGGCATTTTATCTTGTTGCCTCTAATATAAATGTGTATTCTTGTGTAGGTAAATCTTGTCCAATAATATCAAAGGTAACGGTTACATCAAAAGCGTTTTCGTCTATTCTTGTTTTTACAATTACAACTATATTTTCAATTCTTGGTTCATAATTAGAAAGTGCTTCTGAAATTTCACCCTCAAGCACTGATGCAGTACCAGCATCAATAAATTCGAATAATGTAGAGTAAATATCAGATCCAAAGAGAGAGTCGAAAAATCTCTCTCCTTGGATTGTTTGTACAATATTTCTCACTGAACGGCGAATGGCAGCTTCATTTTTTAATGCAGGTAAGTCCTTTGTAACGGGATGAGGTTCAAAGGACAAACTAATATCTTTAAATCCTCGTGAAATACGTTGAACTGCCATTTAATGATTATTTCTTCACTTTATTTATACCTATTGCCAGAGAGAACCATATTGTGGTTCTGTACCATATTCCCAGTCATCATAATTTTCATCATTACGAATTTTTTTATGTAAATTGTTTTGTTCTGTAAGATTATGCTTTTTTTTAACGTCATCATGCATAATTTCTTGAATAACTCTTGGTTTTTTATCCAAAGAATAATCTGTTACCAATTTATCTGTACCCCACATTTGGTACATATAATTCGTATCCCTATCGACAGATGAATCAGACATTTTTAGCTCCTGTTTTAATGAATAAAACAGAACTTTTATAAAGGAGGTTGCTATCTCCTTGTTGTTATTTAACGAATTACCTCTCTAATTTTATAATCATTGGAATTTAAGTATTTTAGAATATCTAAAGCGACTAATTTAGGACTTTTTTCGCCACATGTATAAACATCTATAGCAACACATCTATTTTCTGGCCAAGTATGACAAGAAACATGACTTTCTGCGAGTGCAATGACGATTGTACACCCATATGGTTCAAAATGATGCGAAAATGTATTCAAAATTTCCATTTTTGCACGTTTAACGCCTTTGATCATTGCATTTTGAAGCAATTGTATGTTGTTAATTGCTTCAAACTCAACATTATACACCTCTAGGAGCAGGTGTTTGCCCATTGAATACTGTTCCAATTCAGTTTTTTATAAAAAATTTATTTATTTTCTCTTTCTTCGGGTGTTGTGTAGAAATATTCATCACAATCACCTAAACGATCCCATTCAAGATCATTTTCAACCTCAAACCATTGCGTTGAAACCTTAAAATCTGGTGTTTTTGCCTCTGATGGAGTCAAAGACACGTCATAAATGCGACATCTATTGTTTGGATAGAGTGCATATTGACCATTTTGAAGTTCTAACAGGTTAAATGACTTGTGTTCTTGAGGAATTTCGCTCGTACTGTAGTCAATTTCGTCTACGGACTCATGATAGTTATCAAGTGTGCAAATATAAAACCCATTGATCTCACCAAAATGACGAGTACGCACAACCCAACGCATGGATCCTGTAAATTGCTTATGAATATTGGTAATTCCATAGTCCATACAGTTCCAAAACTGTAAATTTGAAAGATCTAAGTCAGGAGTTGGAGTTTCTGGAGATGCAACAAATGCTGATATCGGTAGTTTATCAAACATTGCTCCATATTCAGGTAAATAAGTTTCAAAATAAAAGGCA